AACCTTATCGCTAACTTATTCACGCAGGCACGCCGCTGGCGCATGATGACTCACAACCCGATGGCAGACATCAAGCGACCGAAAGATCCGCCGCCGCGCGACAGACGCATCTCGCAGGACGAGATCGATCGACTGCTTGTTGCGCTTGATCACGTTGACGGCGCGCAGCCCAGAACACAAAGACAGAAAGTCGCGACAGCATTTTTGATTGCGCTTGAGACGGCGATGCGCCAGGGCGAGATCTGCAAGGTGACGTGGGATGACGTGCATCTCGATGAGCGGTACGTGTTTCTGCCGCACACCATTACGAAGACTGGCGTACAGCGCAACGTGCCTCTGTCGAAAGAGGCAGTGCGTTTGATCGGCACGCTGCCGAAAGAGAAAGAAGAAATGCTCGGCGTGTCAGCCGGCGTGGTCAGCACAATGTTTAGGAGGGCTGTCGCAGACTCGGCGATCGATAACTTGACGTTTCATGATAGCCGGCATGAGGCAACGACTAGGCTTGCTCAGAAACTGCCCGTGCTGGATCTCGCACGTGTGACCGGGCATCGAGACATCAAGCAGCTCATGACCTACTATAACAAAGATGCGCGCGAACTCGCAGACTTGCTCTAGCCTTTGGCCCAGCGCACCACTTCCGATTTTAGCCACACGAACCCGGTGCCACGCGGCTTGGGAAAGCTGTCTAGTTTGCTGACCGTGTCGCGGAAGTAACGACGATTGAAGTGCAGGTACTCCGCACACTCGTCAGCATCCCATAGCACCTCATCTTCTCTCGGCGCCTTCGCCATGACGTGCGCGATCTTTTCTGCGAGCAGATCGTAGTCAATCTCTAGCTCCACAGGATCACTCCCGTAGCGAGCACGCAGAACGCTAAGAACAGCAAGTGCAGCGGAAAGGGTTCTGGGTTATCGCCCCAGCGGCGGCGTCTCATAAATCGCATGTGCCGTCCTCACAGGTTGCTTTCGCCAGGTGCGCGCTCAGCTTTGGATCCTCAACTTCTTCACTGAGTACAACGTCGCGCTCATCACTAAATGGTTTGAACTGATGCTCCGTACGAAACTGTTCTTCCTCCGACACGGGCTCAGCTTCGAGCTCCATCTGAATCGCTATCTCAGCGTAGTGAATAATCTTGCGCAGGTCTTCGACATTTGGCCGAGTGATGCCATGTCTCTTAATCGTCTTGTATCGGCAGGCGTACTTGATGATGTTGCTCGCGATCGGCGACAGGCCGTTCTTCTCGCAGAACACGATCGGCTGTATCGCGAACGACTTGTAATGCGCTCCCCCAACTTGTCTGTCCAATGCACTCATCTGCTTGCTCCTCTATTGTGTAATCGGTTCGCCAGGCTTTGCCCAACCACGCTTGCGCGCCACGCGCCTGGAACATCTCAACGTCAGTGATCTTGTGCTTCACGCGACAAGATCGGCACACGCCGGTTGTGCGGCGAACGATCTGCCCGCACAAACAGCGTTGGTAATACAGCTTGTTGAATTCATCAGTACTCACCCAAGCTGTCCTTAAAGTGTTCGCATTCATTTCTCTTTACCGTAAATTCGACCGGCGGCACGCTTTGATAAACGGCGCACCAGTCGATGATCATCTCGTCGCAGTAATAGCAGGACGGGTAATCGTGCATGCGCTTAATGGGGATCTCGTTGCGCGTGCCTTCCTTCTTCTTGGTACGCTTTTGCAAGTAGCACCCCCAGCATGTCCTGGTTGAGTTTTAGTCGCTCACTGATTTCGCGCATCAGATCGATAATCTCTTCGACATCCTGCTCTTCTAGCTCGATCACCATCTTTCTCACCCCACAATCTCCGCATCGAATTCTTTTTTCAGCGTGTCCACGATGGGATCGCCAAGCACGCTAACGTCGATCACCTTGGCCATCTCTTTCGACGTGAAGCCGCCTTCGCCATTCACAAACTCGGCGCCGGTCGATTTGTTTCGATAGCGCACAGCGTCATCATCGCCATCGATACAGTCGGCCCAGTTAGTAAGCAGCGCAGGAATGAACAGGTGCTGATCGCAGCCGAGCCGCTGGTCTTCTTGATTGAGATCTTTGCCGTGCTTGCTGCATGACCATCGAGCATCGCCGTCCGTCTCTGGCGTCGAGAAGCAGCACGTTCGACAACTTGCCTGCGGCACTTGGTTGCCGTGGCACACGTTGCTCTGGTCGCACCACTTGCACTTATAAAACGCAGGATCGTGACTGATACCCTCGGGCGGTAGATCGCTCGTAATGATTCGCTCTGCTTTTGCGAGCAACCCCTCGGCGGTCTGCTTGTCGTACTTCACGCGCTCGAAATATAGCTCATCGTCATTCTTGTTGACGGCTTGATACAGCGCGCGGTCGATGCTCATTAAGTGCATATACACCTGCATTTGCGCGTAGTGCTCGGGCTTAGATTCCTGCACACCCTTCGATCGCACGTTCTTAAACGACTTGTCGTTGTGCGTCTTTTGCTCGCTAACGTGCGGCGCTTTCGGGGCTTCGACCAACCCTTGAACCACGCCATCGAGCGAGCCGCCAAAGTGACCGCCGACAGCCTCAACACGCCATTGCTGATTAGTGTCGGGGTCAACGTCCCACACGCTCAGGCCAGCCTGACGCAGCAAAAAATTGAACACTTCTTCCTCGCGGGCACCTCGGTTGAAGAGGCGTAAGAGGCGTGCGCTGTGCTTCACCTGCACAGCCCATCGAAAAATAAACCACAGCTTTTTCGGGCACTCATCACCGATCAGGCTTGCCCCAAGGTGAGCGCGGCCACCGCCATTGGTGGCCTGCGCTTCCTCGGTCGCTCGCTCAACAAGCTTGAGGGTAGTGTGCTGCTCCTCTGGCAGGGCAACCATGCGCCTACTCCCAGGGCTTTTTGCCGGGGGCTGGCGCAGCAGGAGCGGCGGCAGCGGGAGTCGCGACAGCAGTAGGGGCTGCGGGCGCTGCGGCGGGCGCGGAGCGGCCGGCCGGGGCGTAGGCTTTAATCTCGTTCGAGTCTTCGTAGCCGTTGTCGCCTTTGCGGATCGTCACGGTGACGATGACTTCTTTGTAGTGCAGCTCTTCGGTGTCGCTGATCTTGTCCACGCCAACTGCGCGACAGATCGACGCGAGGTCTTGCTGCGCGATCGACACGGCCGTCGGGTTCGGGTTAATCAGGTTCAAGCGGTCCCAAATCTTTCGATCGGCATGTGGGCCATCGATGATCTCCCACACCAACTGCAGGTACTGGCCAGTGCCAGCGCGCGTTGGCTTCATCTCGCTTTCGGTGATCATTGCTTTGTAGTCACCCGCAGGGATTGGGGCGTACTTGTTCGTTGCGGGCGCCGCCTCGGGCGCGCTACTTACGTCAAATGCAAAACTCGTCATTTCGTTTCTCCGTTGATTGCTGTCGCTATTGCGTCTTGGAATGCCGACCAGGAAAGGTCGATCTCGTCGGGTAGCCCGTAGCGATTTTTTGCTACGAAGCCAGGCTTCTCGTTCGCGCAGAGCACACGTTCGCCAGTGCTAACCCCGCGCACGCGAGTTTGTCCAAAGCCCTTATCTTCTTTTTTCGTTACCACAACGTGCTTGGCGAACAGCACGGCATCGACACTCTCTTGCACGAGGCCGCTCGCTTTGTTGTGGAGTTTGATTTCGTATCGGTCGTAGGTGTCGCTGTCGGGCGACTCAAACTTACGGATGTGGGTATGGGCAATCATGATGACCGCCATGCCTTTCTTAGCGCGGAGCGCGTTCAGTGCAGCCATGAGCTCGCGCCAGTAATCAAGCGCAAACACATACCCCTTCCCGTAGCCCAGCTTCTCGATCGAGTCGATCCCTTGGGTCTTGCACACCTCTTTCCAGATGATTGGTTCGAGATGATCCAGGCTATCGATTACGAGTGTTTCGTAATCGTGCTCGTGCTCAATGAGAGTCGCGATAGCCTCTAGCGCCTCAGCAAAATCTTTGACCTGCGGGAAGGCGTTGATTTCGAGCGTGCCTTCGCCAGCTTCGGTTTGCAGAAACACGGGGTTCGGCGCTTGCGCGCCGAGCGTCGTTTTACCGACGCCGGCTTGCCCGTACACGACGATGAAGGGTGGCTTGAGACCGCTCGTCTTTTTAATTGCGGAGAGATCAAATGCCATCGTCATTCGCCTCCACCGTCACGTTAGGTTTAGCAGGCGTTGCCGTCAGCGCTTCAGCGAAAATCGCGTAAGTCTCTGGCTCGTTGTTGCGCAGGTACTTGAGACGCGGCTCATCGAGCAGCTCTTTCACCTTCAGCGGCAACAGCGCTTCAGGGATTTTGTTGCGCACCTTTAACAACTTGGTGCCATCGAGTTTGTAATTAGTTTTGTGCTTCAGAACGATCTTCTTGCCAAGCGGCGTGCGCGTGGTTGCGCTGCCGTCCTGCTTTCCGTTCAGAAGGGGGATCAGTGTTTTTTCGATTCGGATCAACTCAGCCTGGTTGCTGGCGATCACTTGCTTCAGCATCAGCCACTGGTCTGCTAAAGCATCAATCGAGGGTTGGTTTGCTACTGTCGCGTGCTGCATCGTCTCGTCTCCGTTTACGTACTGTCAACGAAGACTAAACGATTGATGTTACTTCTGTAAACCTATTTTTTACATCAGCCTCAAGAAACGCGCTTGATGTCTTGCAGCATTGGCCAGGACATATACATGCCTTCTTGCTGTGCGTAGCTTTTCATTAAGGGCTGCATGCGCTCGGGTAAATACATCACAAACACCTGGCGATCCCAACAAACGCAGACCGACATGGTGTATCCCTCGCTGATGAATACGCCATTGCAAGCCAGTGCGTATTGAAAAACCCTATTGGATTCGATGATGCGCTGGACGGCTCGATTAGTGAGGAACCGATCCCAGTTCATTGGTCGATGTGCGAGCTTGTGCAGGTTAGGGCGATCGCCCTGGTTGAGAACAAGAAACTCAGTGCCGTAAATGTTTTGCCCAACGTATGTGGGCTCGCTGATGAAGGTTAAATCGATCGCCTTGCGTATCTGTTGCTCGGCGACCTTAATCTCCATCAGTCGCCGCCTTCTGTTGCTGTCTTGACTTGAGAAATTGATTCTTGACTGCTAGCAACGCCTCAAACTCCTCGTCGCTCAACAACTCTAAATCACTAAATTTTTCCTCTCGGCTTGAGCGAGGCGCGCCCTCGATGAGCACGTCTTCGAGTAGCCAACTGGGCGACACGTTGAACAGTTTTGAGATTGCAGCTACAGCAGATCGACGCGGCAGTCGCGCCAAGTCGCGTGGCGATGAGCTCTCCCATCTTGCGATCGCCGCGTGGCTTGTTGGCTCACCTAATTTGGTCAACTCGCTCGCCATCGCTCGCAGGCTCATGCCGCGCGCTTCGCGTAAGTTTTTTAGCTTTCCACTAAAGGTCTTGCTCATAGTGCATCAGTAATTATCTAAACCATGACTGTAAACCAGAAGTAGACATCTATCAAGAAAACTTAGATCAGTCGGTCTTAATAAAAAACACTAAATTTCAAACTGAATGTTTACACGTTGGTAATCTATGCGTTACATTCACGCCATCAACGCGGAGGCAAGGAATGACACCGAACGATATTTGGAGCGACATCAACATCTCTCACCTCGCGCGTGAGTTACAAATAAGCAGGATGGCAGTCTACAAGTGGCGCAAATCTGAGCGAGGGATTCCAGACAGGCGGCTCGTCGAAATCGAACAGATCACAGGCATTGATCGTTCGCGCCTGCGTCCTGATCTCTACAAGCGATGAGTGAGGCGCTCGTGACCAGAAATGAAATGGCATGGGATCTCTGGCAGCGCGGGCTCACCGT